TGCAACCATACTCATTCCCCTAACATATGTAGATACTCCATCATTAAGGTTATTATAAGGTATTTTAAAATATGTAAAATCACCACTAACTGCCTGTAGTCCAAAATTAATTGGATCACAATTATCAATAAGAACTTCAGACCTTTGATTAACTAAATATAAATAATCTACAGGTAATTGAAAAGTATCTACAAAAATTTTAGTATCATATTGCTCTTTGTAAAGTACCGTATTAGAATATTCTACAACTAAAGTTCTAAGATCGTCAATTCTTTTTTGAGATTCTTCAAATCCTTTATTATATGTGTTATTAATACCATATTTAGAATTAATAAATCTTGACATTGATTTATTTAATTCAATATCTAATTCTTCAGATAGTAGCAAATCAGCTTGGAGTGAATTAATTTTATCCACTCCTTGCTTAATTGCCAAATGCATTTGATTTACATTCATATTATACTAAGGCTACTTCCTTAAGTTTTGCTCGTAAAGTTATTAATTTACCAGAGTTTTTCTTATCCTTTAAGTGAATAATAGTGTCTTCAAGTGTTTCTCCTAAAATTTCATCCATAAATACTACTTGGTTTCCAATTCGTCTAATAACACCTGCACTTATCATTTCTTCAAGCTCAGATTTTAATTCTAGATTTTTATCTATAGCTATCTTAAAGAATTTTTGAGGATCTTTATTTTTAAGTTCGTATAAAGCGTTTTCAACTTGCTCTGAAGTTAATCTGTCAGGATTTACATTAGAAAGAATTCTTAAAATTCGTTTCATTGTTTTTACGTCAGTTGAAACTTTAATAAATTCTTTATCTGCATCTTTTCTAAGTTGAATATTATTATTTTTAGCTTTATCATCTCTACTAAGATCTTGGATATAAAATCTTTTATTTTGATTTTTTTCCATTTCTTCTTTAGTTAATGCTACTTGTGGGTGTTTTAAAGCAAAATTATATTTAATGTAATCCATTATTTGCAATGGATCTCCATTATCATTTAATCCTACTTCAAGTTCAACACCGGTCCATCCTACAGGAATTGTCAGGTTTGTCCAAAATTCTTTTGTATGCTTAGGCCATTCTACATGTTCCGGAGCTACATCTACTTGATCTCTCAAATATTTTTTTTCTTCTTCACCTGTAAATCCTCTTAGTGGTTGCCTATTAACAAAGACACTGCTCAGTTTATAAACTGCTTCAGCTCTTACTGCTTTAGGTAAGTGATTTAACACGTCTTGTTGTCTTAATGTTATTTTTTTACTCATAATATAGTTCTTTTAAAGTTTTAGTTAGTGGGTGTAAAGAATAACTCCCCGATTATATGATTAATTAAAGCAGTGGGGGATTGCTCCCCCACAACCTTAATCAAAAACCAATATATAGACGCACGTTAATGCCAATAATATAATGCTATTGTTTAAGCTTTATGCCTTACACACAAGCCGCAGCAGTAGCATCATCAGCAACACATGTAATGTCAATTGAAGTATCAAATCTCTTAAGAGCAATACCTGCAGTTTTTAACATGTGTACTGAAGCCCCGTCAACGTCAGATGCTCTAGATGAAGTTGAATCAAATCCTCTAGGTACAACTGAACCTGCTACACACCATCTCATAGACTCACGACCTTTTTTCGAGATCATTTGTAGGTTATTTTGACCATCATAATTTGATTGATCAACAAATACCATTCTATAAGACTCTAATGAGTATCCAGTGTCAGGGTGTTTTGCACGAGCTTGAGCAACAGCACCATGGTCAAATAATGGTAATTTTACCACATTAACCATATGGCCATCTACATGCTCATACGAATTAAAGTATCCGGTTAATCCTAAAGATCTACCAGATCCTGTTACAAATTTACTTTGATCAACTAATTTCCAAGTATTACCTGAGAAATGGTTTTTAAGTGCATTATCAAATTCACGAGCACCTCCTGTACCAGTGTACAGAGTTACTTGTTTTTGAGTTGCATCAGTCATTCCGTAGAATAAGTCACCAATAATATTCTTAAGTTTACACTCAGTCATAGTAGAATAAGTATCTTTGTTTACAATTTGTTGTAGAAGTCCAGGACCAATGATTACTGGCTGACCATTTTCATCTTTCATTAAAGTCAGTCCGTTTTTATCATAAGTCTTTTCTCCATACCAATAGTACATTTCACACTCTTCTTTAAAGTCAAGCATGTGTAAGTACTCTTCATAATCCATCCAAAGTTTAGTTGTAGAACCTCCTTTAGTTGGTAAAGCAAACTCAGCTACATATTCTTTAGCGTTTCCAGACATGTGGTAAGATTTTCTTACAGTTGTAAGTTTGTTTCTTACTAATCCTGGTGCTTGCCAATTAGAAGCATTACCTCTAGAGAAGTCAGTTCCAACTGGTGCATATAATTGTCCCCAAAGAGCTCCCGGTAAACAATCTGATGCTGCTACAACTGCAGCTGGATTTGGGTCTACGATTTGTACTGTATATTCCCAGTCCGTACCTGACGCTGCCATTTCTGGCTCTTTCATAATACGTACTTGAGTACCTGATTGAGATACTAACACATATGGGAAAATAAAATATTTATCAGGAAAAGTTAATAAAAAAGTTGCTCCTGCAATTCCGATTGCTGCCCCTGTTGGGCCAGGTGCTGATAACGGTCTCGTTCTTAAACGTTGTGTTGCCACACGATACTCATATTCTAACCTGTCAATAGATTTTACATTACCAACACCTTCTGTTAAAAAAGATAGTGGGAATCTTTTATCATCTTTACCTGCTAAATGAGTTATAATTGGAGACAGTTCAGCTGGTTTTGATAGCATAGCGTTTGCTAAGCTGTTCATATCAGTCATTTGTGAATCATTGTAGAATGTTTTTACAACGCTGATATTCGATCCGTTTGTTACTGCCATTTTTAATTTATTTTTGTAGGGTACCTATTTCCCTGTTCAGGTATATTTTTAAATTGTAAGATCTAAATTATCTAAATCTACATTTTTACTTCGTCTTGTTGCTTTACGAGCGCTTTTAACTCCTTCTTCATTTTTAGAAATTTTATCTCTTAATGTTCTAGTAGCTTTTGTTTTAGCTTTCGTATTAATAATATCTTTTAAGTTAAATCCTTTATACATTAAATAATCTATAGCTAATTTAACTTCCATATCTGCTTCTGCGTGATCCATATCACGTTGTGTATATCCATTATTATCTACAGGTTTAGAGAGATAATTAAAGAATTTTGATTTCTCTCTTTCAGGAACTTGAAGTCCTGCAAATTCTTTTGAATCTTGAATAGTAGTCGCAACGTTATCCCAAAAATTTTGCTGTTCTTGTTGTTGCTTAACTAATTCTTCTTTTTGTTGATCTACTAATTTTTCTTGTCTTTGTGCTTGCACTTTACCTAAAGCATTCTTAGCTTGCTCTGCTTTAGCATGTAATTTACCAGCATCTTCATAGTCTTCAAGCATTTCTTTTATAAATGATTTATCATGTCCTTTTTGAGAAAAGTAATCTGATAAAATAGCTTTTTGACTACGAGTATCATCTTGAGCAAGGTCCATTTTATTATAGTCTAAGTTAGGATCATATGCTTGCATAAAGTTTTGAGATTCTCCTCCAGCTAAAACATATTCTAAATGTTTTTTAACTAAAGGAAACGCCTCCATAACTTCATCAATTCTTTCATCAGCCATTTGTGAAGCTATATCTTTAGTCATATCAACTAATCCGTCTGAAGTATCTTCATATTTTGAGTCAACTTCATATCCTAACTTGGATAAAATTTCTGATACTACGGTAGGCTCTTCTTCTTCTTCATCTTCTTTTATATCTTCTTCAACTTTTTCTTCAGCCTCAACTTTAGCCTCTTCAGGAGTTTCTTCAATGTCTTCTAATTCGTCATCAAGCTCTGCTTTAACTTCTTCTTTTTCTATTGGCGCCTCTAGCTCTTCTACTGGAGAAGATACCGCCATTCCATCACCCGCAATTACATCATCGAAGGTAATGTCATCTAACTGTATTTTTTCATTTGGGTCCATATATATATTTTTATTGGTTTTAATTTACAAATTTACTAATTATATTGATATTTTTTATAAATATTTTATTTTTTGGTTTTCTATTATTATATAACACTTACCAGCAAAATTTTTGTTTAGATCCTCCTTTTCTAAATATATTTTTAGTCCTAGAGTTCCATTTTTTTCTTTCTACTTCAATTTCATCATCGGTTAACTCATGTATAGGTTTTCCATTAACTTTGCCTTTATGATTTTTAAGCCAATATTTAAATACTTCTTCTTGCGATGGAGATGTAGTTCTATTTTTAGTAACTGCATCAAACGCATCTCTTCTCTCAGTTCCCCCATAAATCTTATCTCCAATAAATAAAGCGTCTTGCTCTTTACTAGTTAAATTTCTAAAATCAAGAGATTTATTTTTATGTAAAGCTTTAAGTTTTGGATAATCTGACAAAGTTTTATCTGTAAAGTTATCTAAAAAAAGTTTTGTTCTATTAATAGCTGTATTACCCCCTCCTTTTTTCCCTACCTCATATTGATACTTACCTCTTCCAGGGCCATCATACAAAGTTCCATCGTCTTTTTGCGACACTTGTATTTGGTTAGGATTATTTTTAGACTCGTGCTGACTTATAGCATTCATTACAGTATTTACATAAGTAGTATCTCTACTAGTATTATGTAAATAATTCATCATATTATCTCTTATCCCACCTGTTTGATAAGCAGCTGGTGATTCTATTATAGTTCCTTCTGATGGACCAGTTGGTAAATCTTGTATTCCTGGGGGTACATTTTGATAACTCTCTACTAAATGCCCTTGATCATCTATTTTGTCTATGTTAATAGGCGCTTTCATCCCAACAGTATTAAAAGACTGATTAGGTTGTACGTCTGGGAAAGCCATACTAGCTTGAGTATTACCCATAGCATGCTGTTCTCGTAGCCCTACTTCTTGTTCTTGTGGTGTTTGCGCAACTTGCATTTGTTCTTGCTCTTGTTGCATTTGATACTGATCGATTAAATCTATACCTTGATCTGCAGCTTGAAATACCTCAGTAATACCTCCTGGGTATCCTGTAGCCCTAACTCTATTTAATAATTCCCTTCTAGCTTCGTTTGTTGGCATTCTTATCGGCTATTTCTTTTCTATTCTCACTATCATCTCTTTTAACTTGGTTAGTTTCCCTAGATATATCTTCAGCTGCTTGATTACCTCTAGACTTTTCATCTAGCTCTCTTTGTCTTAATTCAAGTTCTCTTTCTTTTACCTCAAAATCTCTAATCATCTTTTCAAGATTTAAAGTATGTCCTTCCGTATCCTTTTTAGATTCAGCTGATATTAATGCAATTTCAATATCTTTTTGCCTGTCTTTTTCTCTTTCAAGATTTTCAGCTTCTTGTTGCATTTGAGCAGCCTCCATTTGTTGCTGCTGCATTTCTTGCTCTGCTTGTTGTTGAGCTGCTTGTAATTCTTCAGTTGCTCTATCTGCCTTTTTAAGATTCTTTTTAATTTCTACAAAACTGTCAGAATCTAACATTTGCGCTACATCACTCATCTTAGCTCCTCCTTGAACCATA